CTCACCAGCGATAACATCACCGATGGCACCGCCTCTCAAGCGCTCGCGGCGTTTGTATTCCCCAACGCCGCGGCCATCAGCGCGGCGCAGAACTTGACCGTCTCCCCCGCGACTTCAGTCAAGAACTTAGGGTTTGTCGCCTATGAGATCTCGGGCGGGGCAAGCATCAACCAACTGGTCGGCCATGCCTCGAATTTACAGACCATCGCGACGAATGTGGCGAATGGGATTGCATCCCCTGCGATCAATTGCGGCATCGGTTCAGCACTCCTGGTCGGTGTGTGCATGAACACCACGGCCAACGGGGTGACTTATCTCCCCGTCACGGGGGGGGCTTTCACGGCCGCTCCCTCACCGGGGGCTGCGTTCTGGCCGTATCTCACCTTAAATCTAGCGGCGGGTGAGTATCAGACCGTCTCAGGCGGGGGCGTCAATAGCGTCTATTTCACCGCCCCTACGAGTACCTCGAATGATTATGTCACCTTTGCCGCAGCCTTCAATCAGTTGGCGCTCCCTCTCCTCGGGCAGATATTGATGTGAGCAGTCAGCGCAGTCGTGAAGGCTATTTGATGATCGATCATCGCAATGCGGGGGCGAATCAGCCGCCCGAGGAGATGATCCGCGCGGGGCTTCCCGCCCACGCGGGTCGCGGGCTCTTCGAGGCAGCGACCGTCACCTGTCATGGGTGTCAGCGGCAGATGCTGCGCATCGAGCCGAAAGAGTATTGCAAAAAACACGATAGATTCTCTTGCGCGGGATGTGCCGCGCGGGCGAGGGCGAGCGGCATCTGCCGCTCGTTCAAGGAAGTCGTTGAGATCGCGCAGGAGGCGGCGCTTAAGGGTTTACCGTTTAAATCACCGTTTCAAAGGAGTTCAGATGGCTAAGCGTTCTGTGAGTTTTGCAACCATCACGACGGTGGCGTATGCCGATACGACCAACCTCGCGAACAATAACTACCCCACCGTCATTCAAGGCGGTTCGGGTAGCCAGCGCATCAACGTGGTCGAGGTGATGGTGGGCGGTCAGTCAGCCTCCACCAGCCAGCCGCAAATTCTGATCCTGGGGCGCGATTCGACCGTCGCCGTCACCTTGGGCTCAACCACCACGGTGGATGCGGCCAACAGCGCATCGACCGCCGCGCTCGCCGCGGCCCCCATCACGGGGAATGCCTTTACCACGGCACCTCAGCGCTTGACGGGCTCCGGCGGGCACATCTTGTGCTTCTCCTTCAACGCCTACGGCGGGGCGGCGCGCTGGCTCGCGAAGGACTGGGAAGAGGTCGATCTCATTGGCAACACCGCGAACTTGGGCGAGCTCTCGCTCTCGGCCTTCACCGGCACCACGGGTGGCGCCATCGGCGGGCATATTGTTTATGAGCCCTTCTAAGCATGCATGGACACCTTGGAGGAGTTTGAACAGCTTCGTGAAGATGCGCGTTCACGCTGGGTAGCGGATCTCCCTAACCGGGGATTGTGGGGGGGCAATGGTGTCCCCAGAGGGGAGATTCGCCCATCCTATCGCAAGCTCGATGCGGCAGACCCCCATCTGCCCATTCCGCATTCGACCATGGGCTCGAATATCGCCTTCGTGGGCTTTGGCGTCGTCGAGGACTTGCGCCACTACGTCCATGGGGTGCCTGAGCGTATTTTCACGAAAAGTTAATCGTTGGCACAAGTAGTCTCAGGCTTAGATGCCGTTTACAAGCGAAGTCGTAACTCCTGGCAGGACACGAGCGCCCCGCCGAACGTATTGATCAAGGCGTTGGGGCCGGGTCGCACGAGCCTCGCGCTTCAGTTAAACGCCAATCTCGCCACCGCCAATCAGTCCTATCATCGCGAGTCGATGAAGGGACAGACCGCCGATGTCCCGAACTTACATCCGCTCTTTGTTCTGCCGCCCCCGCCGCTCTTGGCGCTCACCCCGGATGAGACGGGTGGCGAGGTTGTGCATCGGGATTCGATGAAGGGGCAGGTGGCCGATGTCCCCAATCATCTGGTATTGGGCCTGACGAACGCGTATCCCTCGACCGGGCAGATGCGCCCGCTCGTCATCAATCCGGTGTTCTACAAGCACCCCGTACAAGACACGACCATTCAGCGCAGCATCGCGCTCGATATTCTCTCGGTGACGCTGCCCTTCCCCTCGCCGGTCTTCGAGGTGGAGGAGACCTATCGACACGACTCCTTGGGCGGGCAATACGCGCGCTCAGGGGCGGTGGTGGTCATTGGGGTGCCGCCCGCCTTCAATGAGATCTATACGCCCATCCCGCGCCTGAAGACCGCGCAAGAACCCTTCATCTTGCCGAATGCCTTGATTCTCGGTATCGCGGCGAGTGCGGAGCCCTTCGTCGAGCGCCAGAGTGAGGATTTGCAGTGGCGCGCCCACGCGACGCAAGAGCCCTTTGTGCTCCCGAACGTACTCGCCTTTACCCAGGCGGTCACACGCCCCTTCGTGAAAAGCTTAACCGAGGATCACAAGTGGCGGGCGAAGCCGGCTCAAGAGACCTACGATTTCCCGAATGCGGTGATTCGCAATCTCCCCCCGAATATCGTGCTGCCCTTCGTCGATCAGCAGTACGAATCCTTGCAGTGGCGCGCGCACAAGACGCAAGAGCACTACGATTTCCCGAACGTCATTTTCTACAACTTACCGCCCCTGCCCCCACCGATCTTGGGCGTGGTGCCGTATGTGCTCGGCATCCCTTACGCCCAGGCCGAGGCGATTTTGGAGCAGTACAGCTTTTATAACCTCCAAGTCGATTTCGCTTACGACACGGTCAATCCGCCGGGAATCGTGTTCGTCCAAGCACCCTTGGCGGGCACCGTGTGGCCGTCGGCCAATGTGGTCACCATCATCGTGAGCGAAGGCCCCTTCGTGCCGAACGCTCCGCAGCTGCCGGTGCTCAAAGTCTCGACCCGGGCGTTTAGCTTGGAGGAGATGGTGAGCCGGGAGTGGGGGGCGAATTTCCGCGCGCCCGACCATCGCATCTATAACTTCCCCGGCCGCTCGTTCGATTCGACCGATATCGCGAACACCGGCATCTACCGGCGCAACATCGAGAATGCCGCTATTCCCCTGCCACCGGGCACCATCGCGCTCGCGAACGGCAGTTACCTGCTCCCGAACGGGCAGATCATCGTCCCCGGCGCACCGCCCCCAGGAGGCAACTGATGAGCGATCTATCCATCGTCGAGTGGGGAGAGCCCGAGGAGTCGAGCTATTTGGCGCTCGCGCTCGAGATCGCCCGAGAACTTGACAAGCACTACCCCGCGCATCCCTGGGAGGTGAGTTTCCAGGGCGGTGCGCTCATCGTGAGACACAAGACAATCAACGCAGAGGCGGCAGCCTACCTACGCCGGGAGGGGTTTGGGATGGTGTTGCCGAAAGACAAACTCGACAACCCCAAGGAGGTGGTGCATTCGGCTATCATGGCGGGCGGGGCGATGCTCGAATTATTTGGATTGAAGCGCGGTGCGTGGGATGGCTCGGACCCTAAGATTCCGAAGGACTGGCGGCCTCGACAAGAGGCGGGCTTCGCATGAGCCAATCCACCCCCTGGCGCCCGCAGCCGCCCTCGATCACCGACCCCACCGAAGGGGAGTACATCCCCGAGGAATTAGGGAGGGAGAATGATGCACCGGGTATCGAAACGGGCGACTCGCCGGCCGATGAAAAAGCCAAGATGGACGAGCCCGATTGGCTCAAGCGGGCGAAGGATAGTTTCCGGTTCTCCACCAGCTACGTCGACTCGAACTACCGCCGACAGTGGGATGACTCAATACGAGCTTTTAACTCAATTCATCCGTCTGACTCCAAGTATAACGGAGAGCTCTTTCGTAAACGCTCTCATCTGTTCAGACCCAAAACTCGTGCGGTTATACGCAAAAATGAGGCGGCTGCGGCGGCAGCTTACTTCAGCAATCTGGACCTTATTGACATCACCGCCCAAAACCAAGGCAAAAAGGAAGAAGTCGCCTCCGCGGAGATCACCAAGCAGCTGATCCAGTACCGGCTCACCAAGACCATCCCCTGGTTTCAGATCGTCATGGGGGCGACCCAGGATGCGCAGGTGCAGTCCGCTGCGGTTGCGCACATCTACTGGCGATTCGTCGAGCGCCACGATGAGGAGGGCATGACCGAATCGTTGGAGGATAAGCCGGTCATCGACTTACTTCCCATCGAGAACTTGCGCATCGACCCTTCCGCCCACTGGTTGGACCCCATCAACACGAGCCCGTACTTAATCCACCTGATCCCGATGTACTGGTGCGATGTGAAGGAGCGGATGGAGTACCCCAATCCCAAAGGCCAGCGCTGGAGGAAGTATGCCCCGAGTGTCGTATTCGCTCGCTCCTCCACTGAGGATGATTCGACTCGACAGGCCCGGGTCGGGGTATCTCAGGACCCAGCCCAACAGAGGCGGGATGTCAGTGATTACGACCTCGTTTGGGTACATCGCCATATACATCGATGGCGTGGTGAGGATTGGGAATTTTACACAATCGCCTCCGAGCGACTTCTTACCGACCCCGAACCCTTGAAGAACACGGTCTGGCACGGCAAGCGCCCCTATGTCATGGGCAACGCCATCATCGAGACCCACAAGCCCTTCCCGACGACGACGCCCATGTTGGTCAAACCCTTGCAGGATGAAGCCAATGACATCCAAAATCAGCGCTCGGATAACGTCAAACTGGTGCTCAATAAGCGCTGGCTCGCCAAGCGCGGCAAGAACGTCGACCTCGCCTCCCTGGTACGTAACGTGCCCGGCGGTATCACGCTGGTTGATGATCCAGAGACAGATATCAAGGAAGTTGAGTGGGCCGATGTCACTTCGAGCTCCTACCTTGAGCAAGATCGCATCGATGCGGACTTCTCAGACCTCGTGGGCAACTTCAACCCCATGCAAGTCACTGCCCAAAGGTCCGGTCGTGAGTCCACAAACACGATGCGGATGCTACAGGGGCCGAGTAATTTGCTCACCGAGTACATGCTCAAAACCCTGACCGAGACCTTCATCGTGCCGGTGCTGCGGCACCTGGTGTTGCTCGAGCAGCACTATGAGTCCGATATGGTGGTACTCGCCCTCGCCGGGCAGAAAGCGAAGCTGTTCGAGAAGTACGGGGTACAAGAGGTCACGGATGCGATCTTAGACCGGGAATTGAACGTCGTTGTCAATGTGGGCATGGGGGCGACCGATCCGCAGGCGAAGATGCAAAGATATGCATTTTGGCTGCATACTTATGTCGCGTTGGTGTCGGGCAAGGCGGGACCGCCGCCCGGGATCGACTTGAAAGAGGTGTGGAAGGAGGGTATGGCGTTGTCGGGCTATCAGGACGGGAGCCGCTTCTTGGTCGATGGGCAGGACCCGGCGCTTGCCAAAGCGCAGATGCAGATCAAGCAGCTCACGATGCAGCTGCAAAAACTCATGATCGACAAGAACAACAAGCACGAGGCGAATGTCGCGAAGATCAAAACGACGCACGAGACGAATTTAACGAAGCTGGCGATTGCCGATCAACAGCACCGGAGCAAAGCCCGTATCGAGCTCTTCAAACACGTCGCAGGCAAGGAGATGGCCGAGAGCGAGCGGGAGAATGCGGTCGAGGACCGCGATGCGGGCTTCGAGCACGAGGGGGAGATGGCGGACAAACAGGCGAAGTCCGATGCCGCTTGATTTCAAGGACCCCAAAGTGCGCGTGGCGGTGTTCGGGGAGCAGGTCAAGCAGTTCATGGACTCCGACATCGGTCAGTACGTGCTGCAATGTGCGCAGGCCGATACCGACCATGCGGCGCGCCAGCTGATGGACCTCGACCCGACCGATACCGCCCAGGTGATTGCGATTCAGATCAAGTTGAAGGTGGCCGCCTCGATTGAGAGCTGGCTCACGCAGGCGATCAGTGCCGGATTACAAGCATTTCACGCGGAGGAACTCGAATGAAAGAGGATGATATCGCCAAGCCCATTGCGCCCGAGTTGATCGAGCGCAAGTTCAAGCGCGACCCGTTCATACCCCAATTCGATCAACTCGCCCCCTACCGCGCCTATGAGCGCGGCTACGAGGGTCGAGAGTGGGAGCCGCAATCATGAGCGAGACTGAATCCAAAAAGGCCTTAGAAGAGCGCAATAACGCCCGGGTCGAGATGCTGAACGCCATCGCCGATAGTAATCCCGATGAGCCGGAGCGAGCGGAGTTCAAGGACGAGGCCGAGGAGGCCGAGGCGCGCGCGGCCGCCGAAGATGCCGAGGCGGTGCGGCTACAGACCGAGGGCATCACGGTCGATGAGCCGGTCGAGACCGAGGCACCTCAGCCTGATGAGAAGATCATCAACGGGGTGACCCACTACTTGCAGGTGGTGAACGGCCAAGAGCGCTGGATGACCTTGAAGCAGATCCGGGAGGCCGCCCAGAAGGTCGATTCGGCGGATGAGTACTTGCGTCAAGCCTCCGAGAGTGTTAAACAAGCGGCACGGGCCGCACTATCCCCTCCCCGGGACGTACCGGCCAAGCTCGCGAAGGGCGAGCTCGCCGATCTCCTACGGCGGCAAGCGTTAGGGGAAGATGAAGCGATCGAGAAGTTGGCGTCTTACTACGAAGGGCTATCCTCGCAACACGAGGACATCCTTCCGAAGATTGACCAGCGACTGTCGTTAAGGACCGAACTGGCGAGTTTGCAGACGGAGTACAAGGACTTACTGGACGACCCGTATCTCGGGGAACTGTTTTCCGCCCGCCTCTCGCGGATGCAGCGGGAAGCCCCCGAGACAAAAGTATCCGACGCCTATCACACGATCGGCAAGGAACTGCGGGGTCGCTTCGGTACCTCCTTGAAGCCTCCCAAAACTGCGGACAAGCTCGAACGGAAGAGAACTCTGGTGAATCCGCCCACCGCGGCTGCGAGACAGCCCGTTGCGGATGAGCCGGAAGGCGATGAAGAGGCTGGGTACGCCGAGGCGATCAAGGAGTTGGCTAAATCACGCCAACCGCGCCCGAACCCGAACTCCACTCGCCGACAGTAGGGAGCCTCAAGCGCTCCCCTCGGAGCGCGCATGGCCGGTCTAGTTTGGGCGGTGTCCTCACTCGGTGGATACCTCTACGCCCGTCAGTTAAGCAATGTCCTGCGGATGAACGTGCAGCCGCTGGTGAAATTTCGCCAGTTCGCGGATGTTCACGATATCAGCCAGCAGGGCAAGAAAAAGGGTGACACGTTCACCTGGGATGTGGTCTCCGATGTGGCGACCGCGGGCGGTGTGCTCATCGAGACGAACACGCTCCCCGAGACCAACTTCACCATCACCCAGGGCACCTTGACGATCACGGAGGCCGGCAACTCGGTCCCCTACTCCGGCAAACTCGACAATCTCTCGAAGTTTCCCGTCGAGGACATCATCAAGAAGGCGCTGAAGAACGATACCGTCAAGTCGATCGATCGCCTGGCCTGGGGCCAATTCAACCAGACGCTCCTGCGCGCGATCCCGACGGGCGGCACGAGTGCGAGCGCGGTCACGCTCTATACCAACGGCACGGTCACGGGCACGAACTCGGTGGCTTATAACAACAGCCACGCCAAAGCCATTACCGATGCGATGAAGGAGCGCAACATCCCGGCCTACATTGCGGATGACTACTACTCGATTGCCTGGCCGACCACCCTGCGCACCTTCAAGAACTCCCTCGAAGGCATCCACCAGTACTCGGACACCGGCTTTAATCTCATCATGAACGGCGAAATCGGCCGCTATGAGAACACCCGCTACATCGAGCAGACCAATATCCCGAAGGGCATCGGCACGGATGGCATCACGACGACGCCGTGGACCAATGGCTTGAGCGACTGGATTTTCTTTTTCGGCAACGATACGGTCGCCGAGGCGGTCGCCATACCAGAAGAGATGCGCGGCAAGATCCCCACCGACTATGGCCGCAGCAAGGGTATCGCCTGGTACTATTTGGGCGGCTTCGGAATAGTACACACTTTGGCTATCAATGTCCGGATCGTAAAATGGGATAGCGCCGCTTAGAGTTTGACCACTCTGGCGGCCCTCCTCGCCAGAGACCTAAATCACGTTCGGGTCAGGGGGCGACCGAGGATAGAGCATGGCTACACAGAACCAGGGCAACGCGAATACGGTCACCCGCACGCTTGCCTACGATGACCCCACCTATCTCACCCGCGTGTCGCAGAATCTGGCGATCGCGGCGGGCGGTACGGCCACTTCTGCCAAGTTCTATGCCTGGACGCAGTTGACCGTCTTTGGATTCAAACTGATTACCACCGCGG